ATGCAGCTATGAAAAGAATAAAAAATCATAAATCACAATTAAGAATATGTTAGGTTGGGTATTAATAACAGCCATTGTAATGTGGCTAATAAGACAAATAAGAGAATGAAAACAAAAGAAGAAGAAGTTAATCACTTGAAGGATATGGTAACTTGGGAGCAGCCACCAGATAGAGGATACGAACCTGTACCTCAGTCTGCTAAGAATCCTAATGGTAATGAGAAACTAAGCAGTGCCTGTTCGTACTGTGATTTTAAGAAGGAGTGCTATCCTGGATTGCGTAAGTTTATTTATTCTGATCGTCCTGTTTTTCTAACTAAGGTTGTAAAGAAACCTATGGTACACGAAGACTTGGAGTATAGTAATGTCCTTCAGCAAGAATAGATTAAAGGCTATACAGGCAGGGTACAGGTCTGGTCTTGAAGAAGACATGGCTAAGTATCTTAAGAAACTAAAGATAAAGTTTACCTATGAGAAAGAAAAGATTAAGTGGGTAGATCTAAAGATAAGAACGTACACCCCTGACTTTGTATTAGATAATGGGATAATAATAGAAACGAAAGGAAGATTTGTATCAGTCGATAGACGAAAGCACAAAGAAATAAAGAAACAGTTTCCAGATCTAGACATTAGGTTTGTCTTTAGTAATAGTAGGTCTAGACTTTACAAAGGTGCTAAGAGTTCTTATGGTGACTGGTGTAAGAAACACGGTTTTAAGTATGCCGACAAAACAATACCTAAAGAATGGCTAAAGGAAATAAAAGATGTCCAATAAAACAGCAGTGATATTCAGTTGTGCTCACACAGATCCATCCATACCTAACGATAGGTTTGATTTACTTGGTGAGTTAATCTACGATGTTAATCCTAGTTATGTTATAGACTTAGGTGATGGGGCTGACATGAAATCTTTAAATAGTTTCGATACAAAGTATCCAGAGGCTATCGTATCTCAGAACTATGAAGCAGATGTTGATCACTACAATGAAGCTATGGAAAGACTACGAAAGAAACCTAGCATTAGAAAGTATAAGAAACCATTTTGGATTGGATTCGAGGGAAACCATGAGAACAGAATTAAAAGAGCAATCGCCCATGACCCTAGACTACAGGGAGAAAAGTATGGGATATCCTTTGGGCATCTTCAAACGGATAACTGGTTCGATGAATACCATGAGTATCAACACTCAGCACCTTCAATCGCTGACTACGATGGGATATCATATGCTCATTACTTTGCTAGTGGTAACTACGGCACAGCTATGTCTGGTACTCATCATGGTTACACCTTACTACAGAATAGAAACCATTCTTCTACCTGTGGTCATAGTCATAAGCGTTCTATCTATTTTAAAGATTCTGCACACCCTAATTCAATTATCGGATTGGTTGCAGGATGTTTCAAAGGTGGGAGTGAAGACTGGGCAGGACAATCTAATTTAGAATGGTGGAAAGGTTGTGTCATCAAAAGAGAGATAAGAGATGGTGTATACGAACCAGAGTTTGTATCTCTTGATAGATTGCAAAAAGAATATGGTTGATTTAATAATTAGTTTGAATATAACTAGGGGTTCTGATTATGCTAAGATATGAAATCAAAATGACTATGGCTGTAGATCCTGATGCTAACTTTATAGAAGCAGACCTATCAGATATGCCTAGAGTTATTAATGAACTTGTATCATCAGCAATGTATGATATAGACGATGTTATTGTAGAGGAGTGTGAAGTAGAAGAATGTTAAATGAAACTGATTTAGAAGCGTGGGAATACTACAACGAAACTTATAAGAATAAAGATATGAGTTTGAACGAGTATCAGAATGCAGCAGCTAAGACTGCTGTGTATAAGACAGCACACCAGATACTTTACCCTGCACTTGGACTAGCAGGTGAAGCAGGAGAGGTAGCTAACAAAGTAAAGAAGATGTTACGTGACAATGACTTTGATCGTGATGCAATAGTAGCTGAGGTTGGTGATGTCCTATGGTATATTGCTGCTCTATCTAGAGATCTCAATGTTAGTCTTCAGGACATTGCATTAGGTAATATCGAGAAACTATACGGACGTAAAGAAAGAGGAACACTACAAGGAAGTGGGGATACAAGATGAAAGGTTTGATATGGCCTTTTCTTTTCTGTACTTTTGTTATATGTATTGTACCTGTGTTGTTAGTAGATAATGCAAAGTATTGTAAGCAAAGTATTGTACCATGTTATCCTTGGACTATCCCAGAATGACACCAAGAGAATCAGCAGAGACAGAAGCAAAGAAAACATTTGAAGAGTTTATATTGTGGACTAAGCGAGTACTGTACGTATCTACAGCTTTCTTATTGATGGTTGTTGTAGGATGTAATAGTGGGGTAGAGACAGGTAAAGGTGCAACAGGTAGTAAGTATAATGGTGAGGTGTACGCACCTACAAATATGGGAGAAAATAAATGAGTAACTATTTACCAACGGACTATCAAAGTTTTATACACACCTCACGTTATGCACGTTGGCTAGAGGATGAAGGACGTAGAGAGTCTTGGCCTGAAACAGTAAACAGATACATATCTAATATTGTTCATACAAAAGTTGATGAGAAAACAACTAATGAAATAGAGCAAGCTATACTTGGGCTAGAGGTAATGCCTAGTATGAGATCAATGATGACTGCTGGCCCTGCTGCTGACAGAGATAATACCTGTATGTACAATTGTTCTTACCTACCAGTCGATGACCCTAAGTCCTTCGATGAAGCTATGTTTATTCTACTGTGTGGTACTGGTGTAGGCTTCAGTGTTGAGCGTCAGTTCGTACAAAAGCTACCAGATATACCTGACTTGTATGATAGCGACACAATGATAGTAGTTAGAGACAGTAAAGAAGGTTGGGCTAAAGCATTCAGACAACTACTAGCATTGCTGTGGGCAGGAGAGATACCTAAGTGGGATGTATCAGCAGTACGCCCTGCAGGTTCTAGGCTTAAAACATTTGGTGGTAGAGCCAGTGGCCCTGCTCCTTTGATTGATCTGTTTAACTTCTCTATAAAGATATTCAAGGATGCACAAGGGCGTAAGCTATCGTCAGTAGAGTGCCATGATATTATGTGTAAGATTGGTGAGGTAGTAGTTGTAGGTGGTGTCCGTAGGTCAGCTATGATCTCTTTGTCTAACCTGAGTGATGATCGTATGCGTCATGCTAAGTCAGGCAAGTGGTGGGATAACGAACCGCAACGTGCATTAGCTAATAACTCTGTGTCTTATACAGAGAAACCAGATGCTATATCTTTTATGAGAGAATGGATGGCATTAGTAGAGTCAGGGAGTGGTGAACGTGGGATATTCAATCGTGAAGCTAGTAAGAAGCAAGCTGCAAAGTATGGTAGGCGTGACCCTAACTATGAGTTTGGTACTAACCCCTGTTCAGAAATTATTTTACGGCCTTACCAGTTCTGCAATCTCACTGAGGTTGTGGTTAGAGTTACAGATACATATGATGATCTGGCACGTAAAGTTAAGTTGGCAACAATTCTTGGAACTATTCAGGCTACCTTCACTAAGTTTCCATATCTGCGAAAAGTGTGGCAACGAAATACCGAAGAAGAACGACTGTTGGGTGTGTCGCTCACTGGAATAATGGACAACCCATTAATGACTACAAAGAATAAAGGATTAGAAAAGACACTTGCAAACCTACGTTCTGTTGCAGAGGAGACTAACCGTAAGTATGCTGACATACTTGGTATAGCTCAGTCTGTCTCTATAACTTGTGTCAAACCTTCGGGAACAGTCAGCCAACTTGTGGACTCTAGTTCTGGGATTCACTCTAGGCATTCTCCCTACTATGTTAGAACAGTAAGAGGTGACAACAGAGATCCTCTAACACAGTTTATGATGGGCCAAGGAATACCTAGTGAGCCTTGTGTTATGAAGGGAGATACTACAACTGTATTTAGTTTTCCAATCAAAGCACCTAAAGGTTCAGTTGTTACCTCAGATCAAACTGCAATCGAACAACTAGAGATGTGGTTAATCTATCAGCGTAACTGGTGTGAACATAAACCAAGTGTTACGATCAATGTTAAAAAGAATGAATGGTTTGAAGTAGGAGCTTTTGTTTATGATTACTTCGATGAAATGTCAGGGGTATCTTTCCTACCATACGAAGAGCACACGTATCAGCAAGCACCTTACCAAGACTGTACTAATGAAAAGTACAAAGAACTACTAAAACAAATGCCAAAGAAGATCGACTGGTCTAGGCTTGGTGAGTACGAACAAGAAGATAACACTGTAGCTATGCAGACAATGGCTTGCTCTGGAGATGTTTGTGAAGTTGTAGATATAGGTTAGGGTTGACTATTATTTAAAAAGGAAGTATCATTATGAGTAATACTTGTGAACATTGTGGATACTTACTAGACGATGATGATTACTGTTATGAGTGTGAACAGAGGCATAAAGACATTACTAATTTAATAGACTTAGCAGGGAGAAAAGAGATAATGGAAAAGAAGAAGTACGACTCAGTAGAAAAACCTATACACTACAATGCAGGTGGTATCGAAGCTATTGATGCTATCCTGGCTGCAACAAATGATTTAAGTGAAGGGTATCTACAAGGTAACATTCTTAAATATGTATGGAGGTATAGATATAAAAATGGTGTAGAGGATTTAAAGAAAGCACGTTGGTATTTAAATAAGTTAATTGAAATCAATGAACATAAATAAAAAAAGAAAAACCCTTGAGCAAGAAGCCCAAGAGTTCCTAATGAAAGACAAAGAGATTATTCCCCAAGGGTCTATAAAGCTTGGGGATTACTTTGCTGGATGCGCTCTGTCTGGTTTGATTGCATCTGGCAAGTACCTACGATCTGACGAGATTGTGGATGAAGCTTACAAGTATCGAGACAGGATGCTTAAAGCCAATAAATAATAACACTCCCACAAACTAAACCCCTAGCTGATCACTAGGGGTTTTTCTTTATTAACGTAAAGTATTAACAGTACCTAGAAGTCTTAACCTTCTGTCTATTTCCTGCCCAACATTATCAGAAGAGGATATCATATCGTCTGCACTTTTGTATCCCATCCTAGTAGCAGCAGCATCAAACACTTTAGCCCCTTCTCTTCTCTTAAGTATAGCGTAGTTATTTCTCACAAACCCTCTAACCGATGTTTGGTTCTTACCGTTTATATAAGAATCAAAAATAGCCTCTATACGCCCACGTTCCTCAGATATACTTTTCTTAATCCAACCCTCTAAAACTTTTTTCTTTTCTTCAGAGGATGCTCTTGGATCAACTACAATTTCATTGTAAGTCATGTTACCAAATCTTTTGGCAAAGTCTGAATTGTTCTGATAGGCAGTAGCATTCTTACGCCAATCTGCAAACTCAGTAGCTAGACTTGGTTCGTTAGTAGCAGCATTACCTTTAGCCAATCTTTTCCTTAGTACAAAATCAAGACTAGCGTTAGGCACAGTTCTCTTATTATAAATCTGATACTCTTTTATCTGCATCTTGTTCATTTCTTCTTCAAGACCAGTTAGTGGTGGCTCATCAGAAGAACCAAATATTTGTTTTAACACTGGGTTCACTGTACCAATAGCTACTGGATTAGAAAACCTGTAGTATTGTATATCATTCTCACCATTGAATGACTGAGTGTACTGAAGAAAATCAGTATCCATCAACATACGAGTAGACTGACCAACAATAACACCTGAAGTTGAGAACTTAGTTCCTTTTGTATTAATGTCAGATGTTATAGCTAAGTCACGAGTAAAGGCAGAGCCAGCAGCATCTGGATTAAGTTGTCCTAACATATCTCTAGCTATTGTCTGAGGGTATGTAAAGGTAGACACTACCTTACCAAACTCTTTTTCGAATGCTTCTGAGTTACCTGTCTTAGCGTAGTCAAGTAGTGCTGAACCCACAGCTATATCAAAACTAAATTCTGGAATACCACCTAGTATTTCTAGAACTTCTTTCTGTTTAAGTTCTGCTGGAAGTCCGTTCTCTTTGCGCCAAGTGTAATCACCTATGTACATATGAAGAAGTGCAGGACCAAGGTACTGCTTCATGTCTTCTGTCATACCTTCTGAATTAACAATAGTATTTCTTAAGGTAGCGTAGTCAGACTCACCTTGTCTTAACTGTGCTGCTTGGTAACCACCGAAGATCATCATAGCACCAGTCATCTGTCGAGCATACCTTAGAGATGCGTCCTCTGTCTTAGAGACTATGTTTGTTCTCTGTAATAACTCACCAACGACAGGTGTATACTCAGCTACCATTTGTAGATGGTTACCTACGTACCTTGGAAAGGGAACACCAAGACCTTCTGATATCATAAAAGGTAGTCTTCTGTTTAAGTCCACTAATCCTTTTGTTGCTTTACCTAAAGCAGAATCATCATCCCTAAATGTTCTTTGCATAGTAAATCGGTTAGCATCTTCTATAGACTTATCAAGACTAATATTTTCTGGAAGATCATCAAGACTTTTGTTAGTTTTTAACCAGTCTGCTAGAGTAGTATTATACTTTTCTCTAAACTGTCTGTCTAGAGATCCATAAAACATACCTTCTTTAAGAACACTATCAGTTGCTGTGTTAAAAGTATTAACAAAGCGACCTGACTTAGCCATAATACTTTGACCTTCAAGACCAACATCAACACGCATCGAGTCATTAAACAAACGCTTGTACTGCTCACCACCCTCTTCGAAAAGTATTTCTCTTATCACTGAGGCTTCTGCTTTATTAAAACTGTACCCTCTTAGAATAGCTGTCATTCTAGGTAAGAAATCTTTTACATCTACCATGTCACCTTCAGTTATAGCTCTGTACAAAGCTCTGTTTGTTTGATCTACAATGTCTGTAGCTATAAGTATACCTGAGTTTCTCATGTTTCTCATAGTTGTTACAGGCTGAGATGTCATGAACGATATACGCATAGCATCTAAGTCTTGAAAGAAACCAGTAATCTTACCCTTCTTTGATCCTCTTTTAATAGCTTCTTTACCTATCATTACCATCTCATCAGATGACATAGATGAAGCTCCCTTTTCAAAGAGAGTATCAAGACCTGCTAGATTAGCACCTCTCTTGACAGCACTAGCAAAGCCAAGAGTTTGACCTGCCCTGGAAACTTCTGATAAGTATATCAATGAGAACTCATCTTTAGAAAGTCCATAGTTAGTTCTAACTTCTTTTAGTAAATCGAAGACTTCACCTGTCTCATCATTTCTTATAGCGTCTGCAATACCTTGGGTAATACGCTCATTGTCTTTTATGTCTAGCCTATCTGATTTCATTAGATCTATACTAGCTGCTGCAACTCTTCTCATAGTATCTGATGATAGACCAGACTCAAAGATAGCATCTGTCTTAGGATCTGACATAGCTTTTAGGAGAGCTTTACCTTTTGCTACTCTTTCAGGATCTAACTTACCTTTTAACCCAGCACCTTTAACCCCTGCTCTAGCTGACATAACTTCCTCTAGATCAGACACTCTAGCCAGAGCAGCTTTCTTTTGTTTTGCTGTAGCTTTTGTAATAGTTAAGATAGCCTTTTTAGATTTAGCTTCTCTCTCACCTTTGAGCTTATCCTTACGTTCAAGCAGCATGTCATCAGCTTTTTGTCTGTTAGCTCTACCAATTCTACCACCAATGTAACCTAAGCCAGCACCTAAAGCTCCCTCGGTAACACCACCAATAGTAGCATCAAACAGAAGGTCTTTGCCTGTGTACTCGTAACCGTCAATTACTCGCTGTCTAGTTTTACCTTGTGCTCCTGCCTGTACAGCAGCAATAGATGCACCAGTAACAGCACCAGTAGCAGCGTCCTTAAGAGCCTCTTGCTTTATGGTACGCTGTACGCCATTCTTAACAACATTCTTTTTAAGATGATCTCTTAGTCCGTACCTAACAGCTAACTGAGTAGCTTTAGTAGCAGCTTTAGCACCTATCTTTCCTAGACCAAAACTACCTAGACCAACGTAGGTAGATGGCGCAGAGAATATAGCTCCTGCAAAATCTCCAACGCTATCCCCAAAGCCTTGACCAGCAGACTCTGAGTTATCGTATGCTTGCATAAGTCTACCGAAAGCTTCTTTACCTAGCTCATTGTTGTCCTTGTTCTTTACATAGTTGAGATCTCGTACAGCCTCTACTTCATTCCAAGACTGGTATCGCATATGAGTTACAAAGTCTTTAGCTAAACCATCAAAGCCTCTCTCTAGCATATCTTCTTTGGAGTACTTATACCTACCCCCTGAAAAGAATTTTACTAGGTCAGCTTTAAAGTCAGCATCATCAATAAGAGATGTGAAGTCAGACTCTTCTGCTTTTTCTGTGTAGTCTACCATAGGTTAATTACCTAGATTATTATTGTTAATTGTATCTTCATCAGATTGCTCAGACTGGTTGCCTTCACTACCTGGTGGTACAAGATTACTATTTCTTGGTGGTATTCCTTCAGGCGTTGAATTAGGATTAAAGTCAGATGGGTTTAGAGAGAAGTCATACTGAGTGGCTATCTGATCTAAAGTTGAACCACCTAATAAGAGAGAGTTTACTTTATTAGTAATGTCATCTGTTATATCTCCTATATCTACATCTAGGTATGGGTCTGATCTTCTCTCAGTATAATACTGAAGAGCTTTACTTACTATACGACCAGCAGCCATTGGATTAGTCCAGTTAAATATTGTTCTACCACCTTCATTAGACATTCCTCCAAAACCTAATAGAGGTGCTA